TGAATCACCAATCTTTAGTTTATATCCTTCTGATTGTTTATTAATTTCACCTACACGTTGATCATCTGCTGTTAAAACCCAAAACTTGTCTTTAACAATAGGTTTAGCATGTATAGTTACTTTGATATGTTTTAAATCTACTTCTTTAGTCTTAACCATATTCTTTCTCCGGATAGCCTGCTGACATCCATTCAGCCATCGTTGTTGCGTTATCACTTAGTTTTACCAAATCATATTTACCACAGAATTTTAGGAACTTTGTGCCTATCTGTAGGTTTTGTTTTGTCTGTTGTCCTTGTGCTATTGTTTCAGCAATTTTTACTTTAACATCATCTGGTTGTGCTGTCAAGTCTACTAGAACTCTATTACGTTCATAGTCATCTAACACGCGATGTTCTTCTTCATTATGATCTACCCAACGTTGTAGCATTAGGTTGTTCCATGAGTATCCTTTTGTTTTACGGTCTTCAAATGCTTCTAGTAGGCCTACTTTATTACGTGTACCTTTTTCTCTTACACCAGGGAAAGCACTAAAAATATTATCTGTAGGATCGCCACGCATACATTTCTTAAATAAAATGTATTCTGGATCAGGTATTACTTTAGGCTCTTTAGTTTTCTTATCTATGACACGCTCGCCTTTTTTATCAAAGATACCTTCAATAGTGTGTAGCTCATCTGAAATACCATTGTACTGTTTTACATTTTCTGCTAACAGTTGATAAAAGTCTGTGTCGCTAGATACAATAACATGCTCGTCGTCGGGATGACTCTGTATCCAACCCGCAATCAAATCATCTGCTTCTAGTTCAGGATGCTGTAGAGTAGTACAGTTTGTTTTGTCTATGATAAATGAGTTCATATCATCAAACGCTGACCAAAATGCTTCATCTTCCTTCTGTTCACTTTCAGTTAATGCTTGTCTAGCAACTGATCTGTTTTTCTTATAAGGCTCATAATAATCTTTACGCCATGAACGTCCTTCTAAACAGAATATAACATGGTCTGCTTTCTGATCACGGAATGCTTTATTGATACTTGCTAGTGTAACATGTATAGCAAAACCTACACGTTCTTCTGTATCACTTGCTCTGTATGCAGAATGTCTAGCTCTAAAGAATGTATTTGCTGTGTCAATTAATAGGTATTTCATTCTAATATTATACTATTAAACTATTTTGTTGTCAATGATGTAGCGTAGTATTTTGGTTTTCCAAGCCTTGTGTGCATTAGGACCAAAATGATAACTGTTAGGGTTTACCTTTTGATAACCTTGTGCTGTTAACCAACTATCATACGTTTCGTTATAGTCATAAGGATTAATATAACTTAGTCCCCAATCTTTACGATCCTGTATATCACTAAAGTGGCTGTTACAGTTAAAGAATAAGTGTTTGATGTTTTGTTCTTCTAGTTCATTATGAAAGTTCCAAATTGTTTTGTGTGCGTTATGAGTACATTCTTCCCAATTAACATTTACCACAAACTCTTTGTACTTTTGTTGATGACTAGCTGGCACATCATCTATGCCTGAAGCATTAACTTGATAGTAAGTTCCATCTATTAACCATTCTTGTCTTTCCCAAGTTGACCAACCTATAACTAATAACAGTTCTTCTCTGCCATTATACTTTTCTAAATATTCTTTAGTAGTTCTTATAATACGTTGATTACTTGATGCAGACTCTGCTAGACAGTGAAACTTAGCATTGAGAGGTTTACGTAATAGATATCCCCAACTTACTTCTAGATTGTCTGGGTGTGGCCTACGTCCTTGGTAGACGTATCGTCCATCGTCTTCTGCAAATGCGTAACTGTTTACTGCTTCAGCACCTGCGGCATGACTATCTCCATTAACTACTAGTATCATATTTTTTCTTTTATCCTATTAAATAACGTTTCGTGTGTTTTAGAACCAAAGTGTACATTATCGTTAGCAGTGTCAGATTTATACGACATCATTGGATCAATATCTAGCCAATTGTTAAGATTAATTTCTTTTTTGGTTTCGTTTACATAGTCTAACATTGTAGATATTTCATCATCGGGTATTTCAGAATCAGATATAAGATACCTATGAAACAATGAATCTGTTTGGTTAAAAAAGTCTTTAGACCAACTTACTAAACCATTTACAAATAATACTTGGGTATTAAAGCACTGACTGATATTAAGAAACTTAACAAGTCGATCCCAATGCAATATTGGTCCGTTTAACATAAGAAAATTTTTACGAAAACTATTCCATTCAGAGTCTGATAGGTAATAATCTGCAATATTTTCGTTGTGTATTGGATCTATAGGCCTGACTCCGTGGTTTGATGGAGTAAGATTAAGTCTAGTCAACCCACTTACTTGTATTACTGCTAGGTCATAATGGTCTTTAGTTAACTCATTAAAAGTATTAACAAATATACTTGTGTTGTCTAAGCCAGGTTGTGCAATATTTGTTATATCAGCATTTAGATGTGTAGATAATTTATTACACCAAAGGTCAGGATTTTTCTTTTCATTGTTAAATGCAAAGCCAGCAGTTATACTACATCCTGAGACTAGCAGTTTCATTTAGTATTTCTGTTTTTCTGGAATAACACCTCTTACACCACCTCTAGGATCTGCACAATCGCCGTCTGTGCGTGGTATAAGATGAATATGAGGATACATTACTGTTTGTCCTGCTGACTCGCCTACGTTTTGTCCTATGTTAAATCCTGTACAGTAACCTTTACGATATAAGTCAGTGCCCCAATCATAGGCTTCTTCATAACAGGCTTTTCTGTGCATTTCATCATCTACTTTAGGAACAAACAATAAGTGTCCTTTGGTTACAGGATACTTGTCTTCAAATACATAGTATAAAGGATGATCTATTAATGGAGTTGACTCCATCCAGGGTGTGTCTTCTACTTTCATATCTTTTTATTAATCCATCTAATGATTGCGTAAACAATGAGACCAAGTATGATATACATGATGCCATCAAACCAACTAATATTGTTTAATAAGTCTGCTGTGATAAATGATAAGTCCATTACTTGACCTCCGTGTATCCGCCACCTAGGTTACGTCTGTTGTCTGGGTCTGCTTGAAACTGTTCATAAGTTTCCATAGCAACATTACGACAAATAGTTTGAAACCAACGATCAACTATTTCATTATCAGTATCATCAGGCTGTTGTTGATAACCTGCTTTGATTAATCTGGCAACAAATATATCGTTAAACTCTAATTCAAAACTACCGTTGCTGATGTCTTCTGGACTTACATCCATGCCTAAAACATTAACATATGGCTCGCCTGCTTCTGTAGCAATTTCCATAGGTGTTTTCTTTTTAGTTTTCTTTTTAGGTTCTTCTTTCTTTTGAAAAACCTTTTTTATCTTATCAAGCATCTGGGTAATCTCCCTTGTGTGTTGGCCCGTTTCTATAGTATTCCATATATGCTTCGTCGAGCAGTTCTAGGTCCTCTAATTCAAACCAATCATTCCAAAATTCTTTTAACCATTTAAACATAGTATACTACCTTTTAATTAATTTTACAATAATACTTGATAGATCAGCCCACCAATATTTTTTTGCTAGTGTCCAAGTACCCGGAGTATCATGATGGTTTCCATGAAAGCCCATACCTGGTGCTAGTATTTCAATCCAGTACCAATTTCTAGCATAGTCGTAGCCATTATGTTTACCTTGGTGTGTTACATAGTTAGCAATACCTAAACAATAAGGTGATATGAAACTTGGTAATAGATACCAAACTAACGTTGCTTCTAAGCCAATTAACATATATAAAATAATACTCACAGTCCAAATTATATGGGGCTGGTGTTCTTCAAACCAAATTAACGTTTTGTCATTATAAAATTCATATGTATTCTTGCATTTAGGCATATCTATTAAAAGATATTTTAAAAAGGACCTTTTAGGAACCCAAGGTGAATGTGGATCTCCAGGCTTGTCGGAGTTTGCGTGATGAATTCTATGTATGTCTACCCATTGTAGTACACTAGGGTGCGCCAAGCAAGTACCCATAAACACTAAAACATTCCTAATCCAGTTTTTAGTCTTAAATGCTCTATGAGACAAAAGTTTATGATAGCCTAGTTCTAGTCCAACTGTGTATAAAACATAGTGAACTGCTATAACTATAACAAGATCTAACCAGGTCAGCATACCTAGAAATAAACAATAAAAGAATACACCAACAACTATGATCTTCCATAGTTGCATAAAAATTTCTCTAATTGATCCTCGTTCTATTTGCCCCAACTATTTCCCCATAAGTCCACGTGTAATCTTGGTGAGTAGTTATAACCACGTAGCATAGCCTCATCTGCTACACTAAATTTGTTGCCGTCATATACTTTAACCACGCCACCCACTGGCATAATGTATACACTACCTTCAAATCCTGCATCACGATATGCTTTGACAGCACGATCTACTTCATCAAAGTCACTGGGTTTTTCTACCACAAACTTAAGATAGGTTGTACCATAACGTTCGTATTCTGTAACAATCTCAGGCTTAATAGCATCTTCCCAGCTCTCACCACTTGCTGATAGTTTAGCACTGACTGAAAATGTAATATCACTTTGGAAGTTGCCACCTCTGTCAAATGCCC